GGAGAACAAAAAAGATATTATATCTATAAAGAGAACGTATCTAGACCTAAATGATTCGGCTGTGATGAAAACAGTGTTAGGTATTAGAAAAAATATGACCAAGTCTCAATTTGACCAAGAGTTTCTTTGTCGACCAATAAGTGCAGATGCTCTATTCTCAAATATTGAGGACTCTGTATATAAGAAAGATCTTGAGGAGTATGAGAGGATATATATTGGAATGGATATCGGTGTTGCACAAGACTGGACAGTCCTAACTGCTATGAATGAAAGATATGAAGTTATTGATATAGATAGATTTCATTACCGAAATGATGCTCTAACGTCAGAGACTTTTAAAAAGAGAATAACAGACTTTTACTTTAAGCACGATGAAAAGCTTGCCGCTGCATATTTTGAATTAAATAATAATGATTTGTTATTTGAGGAGATTACTGATGATGACGAAGTATACAAGATCATCCCCTTTTACACAACGGCACAGACTAAGCCAGAGATTATAAAAAACCTTATAAAGTTGTTTGAAGATAAGATTATAAAGATTCCTGATTATGATGAGTTGGTCAAGGAGCTTTATGATTTTAAGAGTAAGCGCAATCCAATAACAGGAAACTTGCAGTTTTCAAATACAGAAGGAAAACACGATGATATGGTTATGAGCCTAGCTATTTGTGCTTATTGTGCAAAAGAAGAGCAAGATGGTGGCGTAACAATGTTTTTATGAGATTTAAAACCCATCTAGAACTCAGAGAGGCTAGTGATGAGGGTCGCTACGATGAGTACATTGAGAAATCAAGCTTAAAGACAAGACTTGAGATTATGGACTCAAGGAAAGATGTTTATCCACTAAGCAAGACTCCAGAACCTGATAGGGTTAAAAAGATGGGTGAGAAGTATAACCTCTACACCAATATTTTAAATATGAGCTTAGGTCAGTTCATTATGCTTGAGGGAGAGCTTAAATCGGATCAAACAAGAGATGACCTTGTAGCAAGACTAGTCATACGACCAAAAACCGAAAAAGACTATAGTAATGATAACCCTGAAGAGGAGGATAGAATATTAAATGAAATACTAGAAGAGGATGTAAGAGATATACATTCTGTAATATCATCAATGATGTTAAATAGAGATTTCATATTATTTACTAAATTTAATGGGGTTATTTATAATAAGGTTGAAGAAGAGGAAGAGGAGGAAGAAGAAGAGGAAGAAGACGAAAATAATGATCTTATAGATGACCAAGCGTTTAACGATCAATGGTTCTGGTATAGGATAGTCAGGCAATTAGCTAAAGAAGATATAACAAGATTTGATGAAATCTATGAAATAAAGATGAGTGTTGCTATGGTAGAGCTTTCATTTTTATCTCAAAAAGCTATTTTAGAGAATGCTAGAGCGCGAGCTGAGGAATCTCGTCAAAGGGCAGCGATTAGACGTTAATTTGTAAATTAAAAAAACAGAGTATGAACAATTTGCTTCAATTTTATGACTCTACATCAGCATTTGCTGAAAGTCACCGTATGATTTCAGAGTTTGGCGTGTTAGGGTCAGAAGAAGAAATCGGTAGTGTTGAGTTTGATTATCGTAGTATGCAGCTAGTCGTTTCTAGCTCTAATATATCTCGTGAGTTAAATAGTCCAACTTTACGACTTAACTTCTCTCTTATTGTTATGGATAAGACTGTTGCTTCTGATTCTAGGGCAAGACTCTTATCTACAGAAGAGAATATTTTTGTTATAGGTCAGTATCAAGACTATATGCTTCAACTAGATAACGATGTAGAGTTTGAAGATGTCGAAGTAGTAAGTATTAACGATTCAGACGATTATGTTATTACAGTAGCTTACTGCGACTTTGGAGTGAACTTTTCTCGTAAAGGACATAATAATTCAATTGCACATCCAGTAGCTCCAATCCTAAACGGATTACCAACCTTTACAGGTACAGTAGAAGTCGGAGAAACACTTACGGCTACAGCAACAACTCTAAAGTATGGTATACCAATTCCAGAAACCACTTGGCAGTGGCAGTCGAGTCAAAATGGACTCGATCCCTGGGTTGATATTAGTGTAGGAACAAGCTCTACTTATACTATTGTTTCTCAAGATAGTGGAAGGTATTTAAGAGTAGTGCAAATAGAAACAAACACAGAGGGTACAGACACAGCTACAAGTATGTCTACAGGACCAGTTGCTCCTTAAAAATATAAATTATGGCACGAAAGAAAAAATCAACCAAACCTCAAACACCCAAAACTGAAAAGGTAGTTTCTGAACCAAAGGTAAAGAAAGCCCCAGTTAAGAAAGTTGTAACTAAAAAGCAAGTAGTTAAGAAAGAGGTAGTTAAGAAATATCGTTGCATTGAATGTGGTGGCGATGTAGAAAATAAAAGATGTAAGCGTTGCGGTGGATCACTAGTGCGTGAACTATGATATCTCACCAAACGCAAATAAAAAGGTTACGAAAATTGGTTATTGATGAGTTAAAACTCAGAACCGTTAAGAAACGTATGATTGCCGTTTTAAGAAATAAAAAACAATCTTATACAGGTGATTTAGAGAAAGTTATTGAAAAAATGAAATATGAGAAATCAATAAGGGTTACTAATAAAGAATTTGATCCATTAACTGGATTTATGTATAAAGCAACTGTTGAATTTAGATTTGATTTTGAAGGAGCAGGTTACGCAAAGTTTCTTGAAAATACAGATTATAATGACATACCGCATAAAAGTTCAGGAAGTGGTATTAAAGCTCTTGTTAAATGGATAAAAACTAAACCTTCATCTAGTTTTAAAACTCAAATAAATATAGATAAACAAGATAAAAAGAAAGTTGAAAGACTTGCACACGCAATATTTACGGCTCAAAGAAAGAGAGGTGGTTTAGAAAACACAAGTAATTTTATATCATTTACAAGAGGTAACATAACTACAGCTATAAATGCAGCAGGTGAAAGGTTTGTAGATTATTTGAGTAATCAACTCTATTTAGAGCTTAACAGTCAAATATTTTATAGGTAATGGCTTCAAACACTTCAAAGTTGGCCAAAGAGGTCATAGATTATTCAAAACAGATTGCAAAACTCCGTATAGAGTTAACAAAACTGAAGAAGGGAACTGTTGAGTATGAATTAGCCGAAAGAAAACTCATACAGACAGAGAAGAGTGCTAAGACAGCAAAAGAAAATCTTATAGCCTCTACAAATAAGCTAAACGCTACAAATAAGAGACATAAGAAATCTATTGATGATTCTAAAGGTGCGTTAGTTCAGTACAACAAGGTTACAAAAAATACTACTAGCGGTCTAGCTAGTATGACAAGTAGTTTCTTAAAGACTATTGTAACAGTAGGAAAGTTTTTCTTAGCATACCAAGCTTTAAATCTTGTAATTTCTGCATTTAGAGAACTAGTTATCGGCTCAGTTAAAACTTTTGTTCAGTTTGAAGATACTCTTGGTAAGGTTCAAGCAGTAACAAGTTCCACTGCTGAAGATATGAATAACATATCTCAAGCTATTAAAACAACTGCTGTTGAGACTAGATTTACAGCTACAGAGATTGCTGACCTTGCTGTCTCTCTTGGTAAGCTTGGAGCTACGTCAGAAGAGATTCCAGATTTATTAAGACCTATTGCTACGGCAGCACAGGCTGTTGGAGGTGATATTGCTGTTGTTGGTGAGGCAATTCTAAAAACTAATAATCAGTTTGGAATAGCTTCAAATGATACAGTGGTTACTGCTGCTATTTTTGCAGATGCCATTAATACAAGTGCGCTTTCATTAAATTCTCTTGGTACTGCATTACAATATGTTGGTCCACTTGCATCACAAGTAGGTCTTACATTAGCTGACACATCAGCATTTATGAAGGTGCTTGCTGACAATGGATTCACAGCATCAAAGATTGGTACAGGGTTACGTAACATATTTATTAAAATAAAGGAATCAGGAAAGCCTTTAATAGAGACTCTTGAAGAATTAGCAGAAAAGAATATATCATTAGCAGAATCTGTAGAGCTTGTTGGAATACGTTCAGCAGGTCAGTTTGCAGTATTATTAGACAATATAGATATACTTAAAGAATCTGTATCAGTTACAAACGCACTCACTCAAGCTCGTGTTGCTGAAGCTGCTCAAATGAAAACCACAGCGGCACAGGCTGATGTCTTAAAAGCCGTATATGAGAATCTTCAGTTAACAGTTGGTACAGCAATAGCTGACAATGAAGTTCTATTAAATAGTATTGGTTTATTAGATAAAAACTCAGAAAGCCTTTTACGTACTCAAATAACTTTAAATCAAGTTTTCTCAACAACTGATGGAGTTGAAAAATATAAAAAAGCACTAGATGACGTTGTCAATAAATCAGTAACGCCTGCGATAGCAGCATTTAAATTACTTTCTGAATCTGGTGTAACCTCCTCTGAAGATCTTCAAGAAGCTTATGAAGACCTTAGTCAGATTTTAGGAATTACTAAACAAGATGCTGAAGAATTATTAATTAATATAGCTAATTCAAGTCGTAGTTCAGAAGATTTTAGAAAGAACATTAAAGCGACTTTAGTATCTCAAGGTGAATCTTTATACAATGCAGGTCTTGCCGCGAGAGATTATATTGGCTCATTTAAAGATCTAAAAAAGGTTTCTGAGGCAATACAAGGCGTAACAAAAGCAATAGCTGAAGATGCTTTTCAAACTGAAAAATCGACTAATCAACAAATATTAAGAAATGAAGTAACTGCACAATATGCAGATAGAATCGATAGGATAAATAAAAAAGAAGGAGAAGGAATTAATCAAGAAAAG